GTGATCTTTTTCGTTGTCCGTAAGCAGGGGTAATTGAGGGGAAGGTAGCCATTATGCAAGTAAACCTCCAGGACGTTTTTGTTTAATTAATTCAGATTCTATCGCTGCTGACAATACAAGACCAAGTTCTCTACCACCTTGTTCATCTCCTTCAACAGAAGAACCAGAAGCATCTACGTTGACAACAACACTTGTAGAACCCCCAAGAGCATGATTAGGCGTAATCATTCCTGATACTCCAGGTGTAAATAATTCTGGCCCACGTTCTCCAACAATAAAACTACCACCTCGTTTTACTGGTCCACCTTCTGCTTTAAATATTGAACCGAGAAGTCCAAGTCCAGGCATAAAACTTCCCCCTGCATTGCCAAATATCGCCATATTTAGTGCAGCATCAATCATCTTATCAAGAACATTTCTCATAACATCATTTAATGTAGATGTTCCTCTTATCAATTCCTTAATTCCATTGCCTAAATCTGTTGCTATAGTTTTTGCCATATCCTTTGCGGATTGCTCAATCTGAAGCATTAATTCTCTTTCTTTTTGTAAAGCATCTAATTTTCTCATTTTATCTGCAAAATCTTTTTCATTTATATCTATTTTTTTATCTCTCATTTCCTGTAGTTTTTCCTCTATTTCAAACTCTAAAGCAGATAGATGTCCTTTTTCTTTACTCTTCTCCAGTAGTTCTATATCTGTTGTTAATTTCTTCTGAGCAGCTTTATTTATTGCGTCATTTAAAAGTTTTATTTCCCTATCTGTTTCTTTTTTCTTAATTAAAGCGGTTAATTCATCTAAAATTAAATTTTTCTCTTCCTGACCTGTAAATCCACCTTTTTCTCCAGTTAGAGCTTTCTTAAGATTTTGCAATAAACCTTCATTACCAACATTCTGAAACTTAGTAACCAGTGCTGCAACGTCAGTATCAGTTTTTGCAAGTTCTTTTGCTCGTTCAAAAGCAACCCCAGTTTCGGCTGTTCTGGCTAAAGCCCTTAATATCCCTGCCTGTTCTATAAGGTTTGCCATGCCAACTCGCATATTCAGCATGAACGTACTAAAACTACTTGATAGCTTTTTAGTTTGATCGCCAAAATTACTTAGAGCTTTGACACCATCTGCACCTACCTGTTGTGTCATTTTTTGTCTGACTAAATCAAAAGCAGCTTCTTGATCTCCTAATGATTCAAGTGTTTTTATCTGTTTTTCATATTCTGATCCAGTTAGTCCAAGAGCTTGAATAAGTGGTGTTGTGTCTTTGTTTACGCTGTTTATAGCTTGTCCTAACTGACTTATGCTTGACGTAAATCCTTGTATGCCAGATACCACAGCCGTTCCAATTAGACCTCCTGCAAAGCCTCCCATCTGTCCGCCAAATGCACCACCAAGTCCACCACCGAGTCCACCGCCTAAAGCAGCCAATGGACCTTGACCAAATAGCAGAGGAAATGCACCACTTATTGCAGCACTCTGTAATGCTGGACCTCTATTTCTAGATAGAGTCCTCATTAATCCTGCTCTTGTCTGTCTACTCCCTAATGGACCAGGTAACAGATTTCCTCGGCTATCAATGTTAAGAGGTTGGGCTGCTCCTGTGGGGAAAGATGGTCCTTGCATTGGCTGTTGTGGACCAAATTGTGCTGCTGAAAATCCTGTAGGAGCACCTCTTAGCTTTTTAAGTTTTTTGGCTTGATCTTCTAAATATGCTGGCGAACCAACTAAGTGTTTCATTCCACCGATAGGCAGAACATTCCCTTTAGATTTAGCTATTTTTAAAATATCTTTATTGACTTTTTCATAATATGCAGGACTTCCAGCTAAAAACTCAAAACCCTTTACAGGCATTGCATTTTCTCTGGCTACACGAAGTAAGTTTGCTGGAGAACCTACTAAATCTGATCTACCGCCTATAGGTACACGAGGAGCACCTACTCCTTGAGCAGCATTGAAAGCAGGAGATCCAAACGTAAATCTTGAACCACCGATAGGAGATCTTGCTCCTCCTGTTCTGGCAGCAGCGTTAAAAAATGCAGGAGAGCCAGGAGTAAATCTCGAACCACCTATAGGTAATGATGGTCCGCCAGAAAATGCTCTTTGGGCTGGAGAGCCAAAATCAAATCGTGTTCCTAGTAAAGGAGAACTCGCTCCTCCTGCTCTAGCACCAGCTTCAAAAAATGCTGGAGATCCAAACTGAAATCTGTTTCCCCGTAACGAAGAACGACCCATGCCAGTACCAGCAAAACCTAACTGAGTGGGAGAACCCATCATGGTTCTTGTTCCTCCTATTGGAGAAGCTATCTGTCTGCCTATACTTTGCGATAGTCTTGCTTGCTGACCTTTTTCTTTTGTTATGGCTCGTTGTGTCTTTAGTTCTTCTAGTGCTACCTTGTGTTGAGCTTTAGATAGCTTGAACTCTGATCTTCCGTCAGCTAATGCTGCTTTATTGATTGCACTTCTAGCTTTGTCTACTTTTAGTCCTTGATCTGCTGCTTTCTGTACTAGATCGCCTATGCGTCTAGTCTCAACCATTGCAGCCTTTTGAGCATCTTTACTTTTTGTTATCTGAGCTTCTGTTCTTTGTGTTCTTCTATTAGTTCCTAAGTTTACTTTGCCGAGTTTATCTATATCAGTTTTTATATCTTTAAGGTCTTTTCTTACCTGTTCTGTATTCAGTCTTATATTTACGCTATATTCAGATGCCACTGATTTTTGCAGAATACACGGATACTAGAAGTTTAGCGTACTTTGCGTGTTTGGGCTTGTCTTTTTGCTTTTTCGTAGGCTTCCTCTTCTCTTTCAGACTTGATTGTAAAGTAAGCGTTCCAACCGTATAACTCCTGTAAGGACATTCTTTCTCGGAGTTCTTTAAATGTGTAGCCTAGTTTTTCGGCTATAAAAAATTGTAAATATACGAAGTTATCTTCTTTTATTTTAGCTTTTTACGGCATCGGGGCTTTCCTCCTCGCCCATACTTTGCATCTTGGTCATAAGATCAATCAGCACTGCCATCGGTATTTCTCTTCTTAGTGCTGGTAGATCTCCTGCTGTAAACATCTTTGCACCTGATTCATCTTCGGCTTTTGTGACAATAACCTGTAGTGCAAAATCAAGACTGCCCTCTTCTTGACCTTTGTTCATAGCTATTAGTGTACTGTTTATTGTATCTCTATCAGCTATTGTAAGAGGCGACCAGAATATTTTTAGTATTAGTTCTTCTCCCTTAAACATGGAGTAACTACTACGTTCTTGAACACTAAAGGCTTCCTTTAGTTTGTCGATTGCTCTTGTTGTTGGCATAAAAAGATGTATCTATTTCTGTAGTATAACTTAAACTTGGAAATGTGTCTTTAGTATGTAGATTGCCCTAACTTTACACTTCCAAATGCTTGGTCTATGTCTTGTGTAAGTTCTTCAGTTGCTATGTAATAGAAGTACCACTCAGGACTATTAGGTATTGGACTCGTATCTGCATTTATAGCAAATAAATCTTCGTAAAATTCAATCATAGCAACACCACGAGGATTACCTTTATTGTTCTTGCCAAATGTTTGATCGCTTGTTAGCCCAAAATTAGACTCGTACGGACCAGCTTCTAAACTTCTCATTCTATTTATTACAAATCCAGCGTATTCTGTTTGATTACCTACATATAAAGCCTCGGTTAGAGATGTTTTTATAATTGGTCCTGCTTCTGGTGCTCTTACTCCGCTTCTATATCCTTGATTTTCTTTTCTTGGTTTTACAGGGTCTACAGGTGTACTTTTCTGTACTTTCCAGGCAGCGTTAAATGTTCCTGTCCAGTAAGGACTTCGGTACTGTAAAGAGAATTGTATTTTTGATGCTGCTTTTGCTTTACCCTGCAACACCATGTTCTCAATATCTTTTGTTAAATGCTTTATGTCCTTAGGCATTGGCAGTAAAGTTGCAGTTTACAACACTCATAAAATGACTCTGGTTGTCAGTTACAACAGATGTTGGACCACTTATCTGACTAACTCTTGGGGTTACTGAAAAGGTATCAGAATAATCGGAAGCGTTTACTGATGTCATTCCATCAATAACTGATTCTGCTATTGCAGCAGCTACCGCACTTCCCTTGTTAGATGGTGTCATAATTGCACATCTAATTGTTCCCGCGTAATAATCTGTGGCTGCTCCCTGCGGTTGAGTAGTAGATTGCGTAAAGTCTAAATTTACCATTACATATTTTTTAGTTTTACCTGGAGTTGTGAAGGGCATATTGTCGAACACCATAGTCACTGTGTTATCAGCAGTTGTTACTGCATTTTTGATTGCTGTTTCAAATGCTGCTCTTGCGTTTACTAAAGTCATTAGAAAATAACGTCAACTCTGAATAGATATTCCTGACCACCACGCAAAGTTCTTACATCTGTAATCTTTGCAACTCTGGTCGATCCAGAAAATGTAAGAGTAACCTCATCTGATAGTAGCGGTTGGCTGTCTCCTATAAGATCGGGTGTTATAAAAATTCTAGCTACATTTTCCTGGAATCCTGTTTCTTCTGTAGATTGTATGAACTCCACAGGAACTTTTATTGTGTAGCTGGTGTCACTTGTAGTTACTGCACCAGTAGATGTGTTGTATGACGTAGATAATTTTCTAGTGTAAATAATTGT